CGTATTGCTTGGTGGCTGTACCAAGACTTGCGACAGGGTCTGCCGCCATGAGCAGCGGCCCGGTCATGGTATCGCCAGCGCGATTTACCTTGCCGGTGAGAGCGCCGGAAATGACGCCATCAGCGTACTGCTTGGTGGCCGCCCCCAGCGCGACAGACGGGTCAGCCGCCAGCACCAGCAGCCCGGTCATGGTGTCGCCGCCCTTGGCAACGCGGCTGCTGTCTGATGGGTGAATGTGGTCGTCGCGTGAGCCTACGGTGGATGTGCCGGGAGCCGCCGTCCCATTCATTAATGGAGGTACGTTTGACAGCCCCATGCCGCCGCCGATAGGTAACGTGAATGTCGTCCACTTGAGGCCGTCCCAAGTATAGACCGGCTGCCCCGGCACCGGAGGTTGCGGGTAAAGGTCGCCAATGATCGGATTATTTGGAAAGTCGAGCGTGGCCATTGCGGCGCTCCTCTAAAAACAATTGGGTGGATACCGCATTTGCCTTGACCATTTCGTTGCGAAAACTTTCAACTGCGGCGCCGGTCTGCCGCTGCGTCTGGCTGTTCTCAACCAGCATGACAGGCAGCCACGCGAGCGCACAATTCCATTGATCGATGGTGTCTGTGCCCTGCGGATTTTTTCCACGCACCTGTATCCACAACGGACACTTGTGGCAGACCTTGCTCATGTCCTGCTTGTGCAGCGGACAGGTGAGGCCTTTGTTTGCGTGCGGGATCTGCGTCATTAGTTTTTGTACGCTATGATTACGTCAAGATAATTTATATTGAGATTTATCGAGTGGGTATGTCCATTGTTTCCGCCAGCGGCGTATGTCGCATCGAAGTTTGTTCCATCCCACACACGCACTCCGGTTGCAGCGGCACTGACGCCCAATGACATGGGGCCACATTGTGGGTTTCCGCTTGAAGCCGGGCATTGGCCAATAGGCGTGCCAACGGTAACCGTACCGGCCCCGTTTAATAAATGCGAATGCCCCGGATCGTAAATAGCTGCCGAGTGGGCATGAGACGGCATCTCTGCAACCGTAACGGCGTGATAGCCGACAGTGTTCTGTCCGGATAATCCTGATAAGCCGTAGCCGCCGCCATTATGTGCCTGATTTCCACTGACTACGCGCAAAGCAAAATCATTCCAGTCTGTTCTTTTTGTCCACCCGACAGGTGCGTTATTCTGAAAAAAAATCATGTGAGTGCCGGGCGGGAATACCGTAATAGACCCAATACCAGCCGTTATCTGGGCATCAACGTACTGCTTGGTGGCCGCCTCCAGCGTTGCCGCAGGGTCTGCGTGCAGCGTCAGCTTGCCCTGCATGAGCAGCGGCCCGGTCATGGTGTCGCCGTCCTTGAGCAGAAAATGATTAACGTCAGCTTGCGGGGAGGCGATCACCCACTGCTTTGAGTTTCCGTCGTTGTAATAGATGTAGAGTTCGCCGCCGACGCTGTCCCACCACAGTGTGTTGTCAGCCGGGTTTACCGGAGGTGTTGAACCCGACAGGCCGGTGCCGTCTATGTTCCACGTTCCCCATATGCCCGCCTTCTTTTCGCGAACATACAACTTGCCGGGCAGCACAACGTCGTTCTGATCTCGGGCGTGAACGACGACGTTCAGGTTTGCCGGTGGCGTGACCAGAGCATCGGAAGAAACCACCCAGCCTACAAAAGCGTGCCCGGCAACTGGCGCACTGGTTGCGCCAGCAGCTGAATAGAACGACCCCGGCCACCACACTTGGCTGTCGTAATTGGTGACGGCTTGCGATGATTTTTCTGCACCAAGACTTACCAGAGCGCCATCGGCGCTGGTTGCGCCGGTGCCGCCAGCCACGATGGGGCGCGGAAGGTTTGCTTCCTGCTGGGCGTCGAGCACGAATGCGTTGTATTTGTTGCTCTCGATCGTCGTATCGGGAATGCCCAGCGTGCCGGGCGGTAGATGATAGACGTTTGAACCGTCGCGAGGCATGAAACCCCCTACTGCCCTTCAGGAAACCGGTACTGGCCGGTCCAAGGATTTACCCCCCGCCGACGCAAGTTGTAATCAGCGAGTTGGTTTATCACGTTTGCCGTGGCGTCAGGCTCTCTTGTCAGCAACATCTTGGCGATCGCATCACGCTGCTTCTCGCTCTCGCCCTTTGATGCACGCAGCAGAAACTCGGTGGCATTTTTTATGAAGCCGCCCGGACTATGTCCGGCGGCACTCGTGATCATGCCGACAGCTTCGCCACCGCCGGGCGCCGATGTGATGTCGGCAAGGTTCTCCGCCGTGGACGAGCCGCCCAGCGCCGCCTTCGACGTGCGCTGCATTTCTTCTTCGCGGTTGAGAAACTGGCGCATCTGGTCCGGGCGTCCCGGCATCTGCGGGCCTTGGTACAGCGACAGGTTCGCCAGCTCGTTCGACCCCTTCATCGATTTCTCGCGCAGGATCGTCGGGTAGTTGCCGGTCTTTTCCAGCGGTGCGCGGACGGCGTCGGCATACCCGATGCGAACGCCCTGCTGCTCTGCTGGCGGCAGTGATTGGAAGGCAGGAACGGTATCTTCAAAGCGGCCACGGCTCGCCATCTCGCGGCCCTGCTCTACAGCCTCCTTGACCCGCATCGGACCAGCGAAAGCTGCGTTGGCCTCGCCGTAGAGCGGGTTGGTGGTGGTCATCTCGTCGAGCATGCGGTTCTTGAAGCCGGTCAGCGCCCTGCCGTAGGCATTCGTCTTGCCGGTGATCTTGTCGGTATTGTCCTCGATCATTTTGTCGAGGCCGATCTTCACCGTTTGCAGCGTCCGCATGTTGGGGACGCCGCTGATGATCGGGTCACCGGCCTCGTTAAAGCTAGTGATGGCCGCATCAGTCGGATTGAACGGCTTGCCGGTGCCGACGCTCTCGAGCCGCTGGATGGTCACGCCGTGCTTGAGACCGGCCTGTGCTTCCGGCTGCTTGAGAAAATCATCCAGCTTGGACGACCATGTCGGCACCTCCTCGGCGGCCTTGTACAAGGGGCTGCTCTGCGTGCTGGCCTGATCGATCAGGCTAGTGGTCGCCTGTTCTGCCGTGCCGGGCGCTCCCAGCGCCCTGCCTACCTCACCGCTGACACGCTGCGGCATGTTGAGGTCGCGCGGTGCCAGCACCTCGGTGATGCGCTCGCGCGGCGTCCCCGGCATCTTGGCTTGCGCCGCCAGCTTGCGCTCGCCTTCTTTGCCGATCGCGTCGGCCAGCGTATAGTCGGTCTGCCCGGCGGCGTGCGCGTCCCGCATCTTCTGCAATATCTGATCGAGCGTCTGGCCGCTGTCTGCCGCCGCCTTGGAGACCTGATCAACCGCCATGTTCTCGGCTGGCCGCAAGCGCGGCGCTTGCATGATGCGGGCGCCAAATCCGGCAACGGGAGCAACAATCGGCAGTGCTGCGGCTACTCCGCCACCCAAGACGCCGCCCATTTTGGCACCGGACAGGCGCTCGTCGAAATTGTTGCCTTCGCCAGCTCCGACAGCTGCGCCCAGTGCGCTGCCCTTGAGGACGTTGCGGCCATAATTGTAGGCGGGCGCCACCGCTTCCGGCAGGGCGCGGCTGGTGAAGGGGATAGTCGCAGCTCGAGGCCCGCCAAAGACGCCAGCGCCGGTAGCGAGGCCGCCGGACAGCGAGGCGGCTCCTCCCAGAAATCCCTGCGGCTGGTTCTCGGTAGACAGATCCTGCGCCGCCTTGGTGTACTTATAGGCCTCTCGCGGGTCGATGATGCCGCGCTTGATCATCTCAAGCGGCGTTAGGGCGCCAGCCATCAGCTCGTCGCCCCAGCCCATGCCAGCGCCGTAGGCCGCCTTGGCGCCGTAGCCCTCGAGCGGTGGAGAGGCACCGGCAGCTATGAACTTGTCGCGTTCGTCGATCGCCGCTTGCCGGTACTTGTCCGGGCCGCGCGTGCCGGGGATGACATCGACCGGGTCAACAGTCGGCCTGTTGCGGTACGACGCCCAGATGTCGGGCTGTGATATAGGAGGCGACGGCGTTGTGTCGGGCGCAGCTGGAGCGGCTGGCGCCGCTGCTGGCGCAGCTGGAGCGTCATCTGGAGAGATGCGAAACGCTGCCCAAGGATCGTCAGCCATCACCTTCTCCTCGGTACCTCGCCCGGCTTGCCGTCAGGCAGTATCAGTCTGCGACCGGGTTGCAGGTCTTTGACGTCGTCCGGCGACGTTACCTGCACCGGCGGCAGCGCACGCTGCTCTTTCACCGCAGCGTCCTGTGCAGAGTAGCTGTCGTTCAGGCTCTTGATGATTGTCTCACCGGCAGTGCCGCTGACTTTGCCGACGACCTCCATCAGCTGCCGCCGTCGATCTGACTTGTCTCTAATATCTTGGTCAGTGTCGCCAACCATCGGCACGAATGCCGGAATGTTGCGGGCCGCCTCGCTGGGTGACACGGCAGAGCCGCTGACAAAGTTCAGCAAACCAGACGCCCAGTTGTCGATCGCGTTCCGCGCCCTGCGGTACTCGTCCGACACCAGCACATTGCCCAAGTATGGAATGCCGGAACCGATGCCGCTCGGGTACTTGGTCAGTGCCTTGCCGTAGTTCAGCTCCTTGTCGAGCAGGTCGAGATCCGGCTTGGCGCGTTCAGCAAAGACAATCGCACGCTGCTGCGGCTCGGACAGTGTCGCCGCCGGTGCGCCCGGTGCGATGCTGTACTTGTCGGCGCCTTGTGGTCGCTCATACTGCGTGCCCTGCGCCTGAAATTTGTCAGGCTCGTTGACCTTCCGCTTCAGTTCTGCAATTTCGAGTTCTGCTTTTCGTTGCGCCTGATCACGCGGGATGCCGGTGTCGTAGTATTTCTTCTCCAGATCCGCGCGGGAGTTCTCGATGTCAAGCGTGAGCTTGGCGCGATCGAGCGGCACCTTGTTGATGTTGGCTTGCTGCATCTCCGCTTGCAGCCGCTCGTTGAGCTGCTTGATGGTGCGGTCTGGACCTTCTCGCACCCATTTCTGGTAATCCTTGACATCCTCCTGCCAGAGGCCGCGCTGGTTGACGAAGGCGTCCTGCTTCTGCTTGTCGCGTTCGCCCCTGAACTTTTCTTCAGTGTCGTAGATGTTCTTGTAGTAGGCCCGCGTCTCCGGGCTGACATTTGGGTTGTTCATGTACAGGGCGGCTTCGGCCATCGCTCTCGACGGGCCAAGGGGCGGCGGCTGCACTGGCGGCGCCCCCGGAGGCTTGCGCTGCTGCTCTGAGGCGGGCTGGATCGCCTCCTGCGATGGCGTGGAGCCAGCTGGAGCTGGCGCGGCCTGTGTGGGTGCCGCCGTGACGCCCTGCGAGGTGTCTGCCGCCCGCGCTGGCGGCACCAGCGTGCCAACGGCATCGCCATAGCCTACCGGGGGAGCCATGGGCATTGCCGCCTGTGCCGTGGCACCCATGGGAGGCACGGTGCTGCTATCCGAAATCACCGAAGGCGAAGTCGGGGGCAGAGAAGCGGTCGTCGGGGACGGGGAAGTCCCCGACTGTGTAGGGTCCGGCTGCGGCACCTCCGGGGCCGTGACAGGCTGGTCTATGACCGCTCTGGTGATGGCATCACGCCGGTCCTGCAACGACGCATCCGGTCCACCGCCAAGCGACCCCATCGGGCTTAGACCCGGCAAAGGCGCATCTGACCTCACGGCACCCTCTCGGCCAATAGATGCTGTTGGGAGGAATGGCGATCCGGGTCTGCGGCCACCGCCCAGCATCTCGAGCAGCCGCGCGTCGGACGCGCCGCCTTCCGGCGGAGCCTCCTGCGCCACCTGTTGCGGCTGCTGCACCGGCTGGTCGAGCAGCGCGGCAGTCACGGCATCGCGCGGGTCTGCCTGAACTGGAGAGCCTTCACGATCGCGCATGCCGCCGCTGCCGCCGCCGCCCATGGCTATGGCAGTCGCCGGTGCTGGCTGTGCGCCGGTCCCGGCGAGGTAGGAAGCCGATCGAGAGGCGACATTCGGAGCCGATGGGCGCAGGTAGCCGCGCAGCATGGCGTCAGCCGCTTGGCCTTCAGTTGGCGCATTCTGCATCGCCTCGAATGCTTTCGGCGTGCTCTCCTTGAGGTTCTCCGCCGTAAAGCGCGACTGCAATGCCGGGTCTTGTCTGCTGTAGCCGGGATAGTTTTTGTCCAGCCACGCTTGCATCTTGTTCCAATCTTCACCGCCCTCCTGAAAGAGGCCGTGCGAATACATCGCCTCGGTGCCAGCGAACTTGGGGTTATGCTGATCGATGTGGCGTGATGCGTCTGACCAGTTGAAACCGCTCTCGTCGCGGGCATTCGGCATGGTGCCGCCGATCGCTGTAGGCGTGTAGCCAGCGCGAGCGAACTCATTCCGCATGGTAGCTTGCACGCCGCCGACAGTGCGCGGGTCACCGCGCGGCAATGGCACATCCGGCGACGGCACTGGAGCCGACGACGCCACATCGATCGGCGCCTGTTCTGGCGCCTGAGACACCGGAGGCGGCGGCTCTGGCGGCCTTTCTTCCTGCCGTGCAAACATCATCATCTGCGGGTCAGCTGCTGGCGACAGCATCGCTGTCTGCTGCGGCGCCGGTGCTGGCGCCGTGATCGACGCACGCTGCGCTGGCATCGGCGGAATGTCCGCTGGCGTCAGGTCAGCCACCGTGCCGCCGCTGAAGCTGGGGGTTGCCAGCTCTGGCTGGAAGAACGTGTTTTCCTGCTGCGCCGACGCGGCTGACGGAGGAGGCGCTGACGGCACGGCATCCGCGAAACGCTGGGCAAAGGGCGGCATATCAGGCGGCGGCGGGCCTTCACTGACCGGCCACGGGGGCGGCGCAGTAATGGCGGGGGCAGTCCATGGGCCGCCCGGTATCGATGCCGGGGCTGCGGCAGCTGGAGCTGGCGGAGGCGCCACTGGCGCCGCTGTGGGCGGTGGCGGCCTCTCGGTATCGATCGTGGACACCTTGGGGTCGTAGCCCGGCGCAGTCACCGGCGCCGGTGCTGGCGCAGCAGTCGCTTCTGCTGGCGTGTAGGTGCCGGGCGTAGCTTTGCCGCGCAGGTTTGCTTCAGCGGTTTTCTGCTTCTGCTCCATGTGGTGGAGCATTAGGTCGTTGATGCCTTCAGCGAACGCATCACCCAGATAGGTCATGCCTTCGCCCTTGGTCTTGGGGAAGCCTTTCTGCTTTCCGGCGAGCGCGGCAGCGATGGCGCGGCGCTGTTGCAGCTCCTGATAACTCAGGCCGGTATTGCCTCCGAAGATGAAACTGCCCTGTTCGTCTGCCATGTCATCCCGCCCTCAAAACTGTGCCCATGACCAGCCTGTGGTCGATGAACTTTCTGCCGCCATGCTCCGCGACGGCACTGGGGTCGATCTTCTCGACGTCCTGCGCCATCGGGCCGATGTGCATCTGCTTGTTGGGGTCGCCCTTGAAGCTGTACTTATAGACCGGCAGCTCGTCGTCGTCGGCCTCCATCGGCTTGTAGCCGCGCGTCGGCTCGTCATGATCGGCGTCACTGACGTAGCTTGGCGTGAAGATGCTGCCGACTTTGGTGATGTTCTCCTTCTCGCGAACGTCGGACATCGCCATCAGGCCCATGCCGCCTTTGAGCAGACCACCGGCAAGGCCGTAGAGACCGCCCATCTGCTGCTGGTAGTTGGCATTCTGCTGCTGGTAGATCTGCATGTCCTGCGAGAACCGGTTGTTTATGAGGCCAGCAACGTCGGTCGTCGGGATCTGGTTATTCGGCGTGTTCACGAAATTCGGGTTACTGATCTGCGAGCCTGACAGCAGCGAGCTGATCTCGTTGATCGGCTGGTTCCGCATCGCGTACTGCTCGTTCATGTACTGATTGCGGGCCATGTTCTCCGCGTTGAACGACGACTGCGCTTGCGAGACCTGCTGCGCTAAACCTGCATTGGCAAAGTCTGCGCGGGCACCGGCTTGCTGGAAATTCTGCGCCTGAGCCTGATTGGCGAATGTGCCGGTCTGCTGTGCCTCGGTGTAGGCCTGTTGCTGCGCGGCATTCTGGAAGCCAGCCTTCTGCGCGGCCATGTCCATCATGCGCTGCTGCTCGGCACCGGCCTGACCAACTGCGGCAAACCGCGCGTCGTTGGCTTGCCGGTTGTAGTTGTCCATGGCCGATGTGTAGGCCTGACTGCCGTAGCGGATGCCTTGGTCCGCGAGCTGCTGCGTGATGCCCTGCTTCTCGATGGCGAGCTGCGGGTTCATCCGCGCCATCAGTGCGTCCTGCACGTTCTGGCGGTCGCTGCTGAAATCATCAGCCGGGCCGTAGGTGCTCTGGATATTCCCGGCACCCGCTGCACCGCTCTGGTCGAACGATGTCTGCTGCTGCCCGGTGTCGGCAAACGTCGTCGCCGCCGATGGCAGACCGCTGATCTGGTTGGGATCACCGGCAGCCGGTGCGCCGCTGGTGTCGATGTTGTTGGACAGCCACTGAGACAGGCGCGAACTCTGCGCGTTCGCCATGCCAGCCAAGTTCATCTTGGTGGCGTTCGACTGATCCTGTATCTGCTGCTGCTGCGGCGACAGCGTCTGCGTTGCCGTGAACGTCGGGATGTTGATGTTGGTGCCGGTGTACGGGTCATTCCAGATGTAGTTGCCGGTAACATCGTAATTCAGCGAGCCGTCAGGCGTGACCTGATTGGTATTGTTCAGGAACGCATTGCTGATCGCCGTCGCGACGTTGGTGGACGTCGAGGCTCTGGCAGTGTCGACCGGATTAGGTGCCGGTGGCGGCGACGGCTGCGACTTACCCATCTCAGTAATTCCCCGGATTGGTTCCCGGCTGCATCAGTTGCGATCCCGGCTGCTGCATCAGCGGCTGCGGACCCACGAGACCCGGCACGTTTGGCTGCGGCCCTTGCGGCAGTCCTGATGCCGGTGTCGGTGGCATGACTGCACCCGGCCCCGGCCCAGCTCCACCCATGCCAACCGGCGGGCCGCCCATGGGCGGGCCGCCCGGAGGCGGCGCACCCATGCCGCTCGGAGCCAGACCGGCTGCGGCCATGATGCCGGGGGGCTGAGATCCCGGCATGGCGCCAGCGGCATTAAGCGGGTCTGATGGGCTGGGCATGTTCTGCCCCAGCACATTAGGCGGCCTAGACAGGTCAGGACGGTAGCCACCACCAGCTCCCATGCCGGGCATGGTGCGCGGCGACGGGTTTGCCACATTCATCAACGCCGATGTGATGGCGTTGCGTTGCATGTTGGCGCCCGGCGGCATCGGGTTGGCCGGGCCTTGCGGCATTGTGGTAGCGCCGACGCCCTGCGGGTTTGCGTAATTGATCATGCTGCCTCCTCCAGAGCGTCAGCTGGTGCCGTGTCTGGCGTCAGGTGATGCTTAAATCTGCGATTAAAGCGGTTATTCGCCCAATCCTCTGCCGTCAGCAGACACAGGACGCCGTCCTTGCCGCGACCAAACATGCGCGGCACCTTGATGAAGGTGTAGTCGTAGACTGCGAGCTGGCGCAGCAGCCGCTCGTTTTCGATCGGCGTTCGCTGCACGAGCATCTGGCAGCCGCATGTGATGAATGGATAGCGGTACATGCGCTCGATGGTGCCGCGCATCAGCCAGTGCGGATCTATGGCGGCGCCGGTCAGCTCGATCAGGCCGCTGTCGTCGTCGTAGTTGTGGTAGACGAGGCCGCCGATCAGCACGCCGCTCTCGTTGAGCACGCCGATGCCGCGAGCCTCGGACGGAAAGCCGCGATGGCAATGCGGCACCAGCTGCGCCACAAACTGCGCCACCAGTGCATCGTGTCCGTACAGGTACGAGAGCATCAGTCGAAAATGAACCTCATTCCGCCGGTTGGATCTGCTGGCGGCGCCGGTTGCGCCGCACTAGCCGCTGCGGCATTTGCCGCCACTCGCGCGGCAATAGCGTTGCGCCGCGCGTTCATGTCGTAGTGACCGCCCTGCGCCCAGACCTTGAGCGCCTCCGGGTCAACCATGCCGCGACTGTCGCCGTAGACTTGGTTGGCCTGTATCGGGCCGCCGTAGACGCCGTCGCCGCCCAGCGTCTTGCTTGGGTCTGTCCACGGCTGCGCGATGCGCGTGGCGTCGACGTCGGCGCGGGTGAGGCCACGGTTTTCTGCCTCCCACGCCGACACGGCATCCATCGAAGGCTTGTAGCCTTTGATGTAGGCGGGGGCGAAGGCGTCGGTTGGAGAACCGGCCTGATAAGTCTGAAACAGATTGCCCATCGGCTGCGCGGCGGGAGCGGTAGCAACCGCAGCAGTCAAATCCGCCGCCGGGTCTGCCGGTACCGGCACTGGAGGTGCGTCTGCCATCACTCGCTCCCTAGACGTTCACGCCAAGTCTCTCGAACGTAGCGCCTATTGAAATCAGCTCCACGAGCGGCGTAGCTTCCTGCGCCACTGTTACCTGACAGATCGGCGCGTGAGAAAATCCAGTTTCCCCGACCGACACCCAGCCGGTATTTCTCACCACCTGTGAAACCATGCTATGCGACTGATCCCACTTCGCCTCATCCCACCTTCCCTGATCCCAGACGTCTGGAATGCCGGGATCTGGTCCTGCGGACGGTGGAGTAGGAATACGAATAACGTAGTCGGTGCATGCGGCAAGCTGCGGAACGAACGGCTGCCCGCTCTCCGACAAAAACGAAGCCCGCGCCTGATGCCAGACGACGGTGGTCGATGTCTGCTGAAACATTTCCCAACCGCCAACCATGACCGCCGTATACGGTTTTCCGTCGTCGTAACCGCCGCGATCGGCCTCCATGATGAGACCATCCTGCGTACCGAAGAACATGCGCCCGCCAAGATACATCCAGCACATGGCGTCCCAGCCGACGATGCGGCCCCACGCGCCGGTGGCGCTGTTGGCGCAGCCGACGTACTGGACGCCGATCGGCCCTCCCGGCCATGTGACGAACACTCCGCCGAACTCGTCCCACTTTTTCATCGTCCACGGATATAGACGACGCTGCGCTACCATATCCCGCCACATCGGCTTGATTGGGCGCGTGACGGCAGCCAACTCGAGCTGGTCAGCAGTCTTGGTGATGGCTTGCGAGAGCGGAATAATTCCGTCCACGCAAGCAATCAGCAGGTCTCCGCCGATCGGGATGTGTGCATTCATGCCCATGGGGACGCTGACCGTGTAGCGTCCTTCCTGCCGCCAGTTGTCTGCGGTGGACGGGTCACTGCCGGTGAAGATGATTGCCTCGCCCTGATCAGTCATGAACACGCACTTGTCGTCGGTGCCGTCACCGGCGTCGATCGACCATGTGGCGCCGAACATCAGCGTGCCGCCTTTGGTGGCCGCCCCCGACAGCGGGATCATCAGCAGCGTGCCTTGGATGGCGTTGAGCGGCAGGTACCACGCATTCATGCTGTTCTTCTCGATGAAGAACCAGCGGTTGCGATATTTCCAGACGTACACAAGGTCCAGCCCTGCCTCTACGGCAGAACCGGCAATGGCGTTGATTTCTCCGCTGTTGAGTTTTGTCCAAGTCGTTCCATCAAACCTGAGCGGGTAATCGCCAGCATCATTGACAGCGATCATGTAATCGCCGCCTTGATTTGAAAGCTGCGAGGCTGCGTAGTTTCCTGAACCCTGACCGGCCATGACGACAGTCGGAAAACCTGAAACCGTTACGTCGTAAAGCGTGCTCTGCGTTGCCGCGTACATGCGCTGCGAGGCATGAATGTTGAACTCGAAACCTGAAATAACCGGAACAGTTTCCGGCAGCTCGCACCAGCGCACGCAGCCTCCGCGCAGCTTTACGCTACGCATTGTCGGCAGCCAGTTGTCGAGAACCATAGCCCCACCGGGCTGCATGTAGGTGAAATTCTCGCTCAGGATAATGCCGCGCGTCGGCGCCGCGATCGTGATCGTTTGCAGGTTCTGCGCGACCTGCTGCGGGACTGCCGTGCGCCTGAATGCCTGATGCTGGCTCATGGTATCGGCACCGGCCACGGATACGCAACGGTGGCGTTAGTTGATACAGGCGAGCGTCCGGCAATGATTGGCGCCGGACTGTCGGCGCCCATCATCATCACCAGCGCGTCACCGTAGGTGCCCATGTCCTCGGCGTAGGGCGAACCCTTCTGCGCCTTCCACTGCCAGATCATGGCCAGCTTGTGAATGCGATCGCCAAGAATGAAGCTGTCGTTGTCGGTGGTGAACTCGGTGCCAAGACCGCCAGAGAAAAGTTTGATGCAGTTTTTCTTCAGGTACGGAAAGTATGCGCTGGTGCCTACGCCCATCACCGGCACGATGTGCATCTGGCCGCCGTAGATGATCCACTCGCCGCGATTGTCGTAGTAGCCGCGAGCGCGGCGGTTCACCCACTGGTCGAGATCAGGGATAAACCGCATCTGCACGGACGGCGTCGTCGATCGCCAGACGTTCGTACTGAGCAGCATGCGCTGGAAGTCCGGCGGCATGTCGAACGCCTCGGTGGTGCCGTCACCAGCAAAAATTGTCGTTGATTTCAGTACATTCCACTCGCGCGTGTCGTAGGCGATGCGCTGCGCCATCTCGTTGGCGAGCGTCAGCATCTCCTGCATGGTACGGTTGCCAGTGATGTTGGAGAACACGGACGTCGGAATGGTGACGCCGACGACCTCGCATACATCTTTCACCACCGACAAAAGGGACATCAGTCAACTTTCTGCTGGGCCTCTGTTGCCATCCGCATCAGCGTCTTGCGATTGAGCGAGCCGTGCGGCGCGTGACCGCTGTTGGTCGTAATAAACTCGCGCAGCTGCTCGAGGCTCATAGTGTCGAACTGGGTTGGCTCTGCCCGGCTCTCCAGTGCGCCGCTCAG